GAAGGAACAGTAGCAGCAGAAGAAGTGGGCATTGCAACATCAATATCTTCAAACCATGCATATACAGAATAAGAAGCACCACTACCTACGGGTACACTAGAAGTTCCAGTACCAATTAAATTTATGGGAACTACAAAACACTCACCCATACTTCCTTGCGTACTAACTAAATTATAATGAGATAAGGGAGCACAATATGGAATTTTAATTTCTGCAGGAGAATTAGAAGCTAAATCAATTTCAACACCAGGATAACCAGTAATATTAGGGAAAAATATATCAGTACCAGGAACAAAGGTAGTGCCTAAACTAGCCATAGCTTTTCTATTACAGGTAGAATCAAAGGGTGCAAAGAACATCCAATAACGTCCACTCATAAATGGGGTTGCATTAATCAATATTCGAACACACACATTTGCACGCAAATAAGCAAAATAATTCAATTTATCTACAACATTAGGAGATTTTTGGAAAATAATATCGGGAAACTTAAATTTAAAACCGCCCAATTCAGAAGAGGCAGGAGCACTAACAAATTCACCTTGTTTAATTAATACAGGTCTAGATAAAATATCTTTAATCGAATGCATTTTAGTTTCATCACCCATAGCAATCCATTGTAAATCTTTAGAAATCATAGGTTTGGAGTATTGTAAAAGCGTAGAGTCGTCAGCAAAAGTAGTTACTTGTTGCGTATCCAGGGTATCAGGGGAAAGATTATCTGTTATTGTAGTGACTTCTTGAGTTTACTAACTTATGAGGTTGAGTCAAACTTCTCATTTTAAAGCGCCGGAACAATAGCCTTTATTTATAGTGGCACACATTGATCAATAGACTGGAAGGTCTCCACTTACTCGAAGAGCAACCTCCCATCGGGCTTTGCTGCTTGTGTCGGACGGCGAATGACAACAAGCCCCTGGAGGAGGATTTAGGAGGCAGCACACAACCCTTGCATCTTCACAAGCACCGAGGTTCGGTATTCATAAAGAGTCAAGAGCTGCGGCTGTTGTCGCATAGTTGCACCAGCAACCTGAAATTTCGGGATCCATTCTCTGAACACTTCATCTGAATGCAAACTTAGCTCAAAAGCAGCAGTTTGCATGTTTTCACACGTTTTGTCTTCAATGTCGAGATCACCTCTCACCCAATTTATCATTTCCAAGATTGTGTCAAGAGCCAGAGGGGCGCGAAACAAACCACTCCTACCACGGAAGAATTTTCGTTTCAAGAAACTAATATCCTCTATGGCACGAAATGGAATGAGTTCACCACTCTTCGATTCGTCTGTGTACGTCATACCAAAAGTTGCATATCCTTCAGCAATAGTAATCTGGTTGAATTGTTCAATGATCTCGTCAGAAATGTTCACGATGTTGTCATCACCATAAGCAATCATAGCAACATGCTCACCAAAAGCTTGCATATTGCGCATTTCAACAGGCATTTTAAGAAGCCAAACATACCGCATGGAAAGGGAGTTGTAGATAGAGTTAATAATTGCAGTCAAAGGGCATCCAGAAGGTTGGGAATGAGTCCACATATACACACTATTTTCAAACACATGAATGGAATTGACAATTTCGACCCACAGAACCTCTCGAATGAGCATATTCTCTTCACCATCGTCATAAAAACGATTAACGATGTCAAGAACAGCCCAGAGAAATTCACCAACAAGAGTACCATCAAAGTGGGTAAAATCGCCAGCAATAACTTTCTTACCTTTGCTCTGCATACGCTCAGCAATATGATGCCAATCCATAGAATAGACATTAGTG